GTACTTAGTGGTCAAAGATGGTGTGTTGGCCGGTGTTGGCGCCCACAGTTACTCCAAAGGTAATGCCACAGGTGGTAGTGAAGAGGCGACAAAATATAAATATAGATAGTTGGTATTGCTGTATGAAATATAAGGAAAGGTGTTCTGGATGCGAGTTCGATTCTCGCCACCTCCACCATAAACACACTTAAGAATGCTTATGATGGGGGTGTCTGGGTTTCGACAGGGCAAACGAGTACGGATATGGACAGCACGGCAATGCGAAAGCCGTAGGTTGAGACAACTCGGCCGTAGAAGCAAAAATAGTAAACGCAAACGATAGCGATTACACTATGGCTCTTGCTGCCTAAAACAGCTTAGTCGGAGTTTTGATAGTTGAACTTGGCAACAGAATCAACTATCCTTTATAAGGAGATTAAAGATGTTAGAAGCAATTTTCTGGGGGTTAGTAGGTGCATTTATTGGGTGGGGTATCCCTCAACCTTCGTGGGCTGTTAATTTAAAAAATAAATTGATGGATATGTTTAAGAAATGAACTTGCAACTTTCTAAGAACTTTTCCCTTGCTGAATTCACTAAGAGTCAGGCAGGTGACAGACTGGGTATTGATAATACCCCCTCTGGAAAGCATCTAGAAAACCTTAAGCATCTAGTAACAAATATTATTCAACCTCTTAGAGAAAAGTTGAATAGACCTATTACTATCAATTCCGGCTATAGAGGCCCTGAATTAAATAAGGCTGTAGGCGGTGTTGCAACAAGCCAGCATTGTTTAGGAGAAGCCGCCGATTTAGAATGTCCTGGCATGTCGAACCCAGATCTTGCAAAATTTATTAAAGACCATTTCGAGTTTGATCAACTTATTCTTGAGTTTTATAAGCCTGGCATTCCCGCATCAGGTTGGGTTCATGTTAGCTTGAAGCAGAAGGGTCCTCAAAGAAAGCAGTGTTTGACTGCTGTGTCTGAAGGTGGTAAAACCGTTTATAAACCGGGTTTAGTTATATAATTGTTTACAGTATTAGACATAGAGGTGTGCAGGGCCCCATCCTGCACACGTACAATCAATGCAAAACACTTAGGCAGAGAAAGCGTTGAGTACTTTGATAAAGACGGGTTTGAATTAACCCCTCTGGAACAGCGCTATTATAGCGCTTCTGGGTTTCAAAATAAAATAGGCGCAGGATGTCTTTATCATACATGTTGGCAAGAACCATGGTTCAGATTAGATAAGGAAGATTTTTTTCATATTGATCATAGTATGATTCTTCATAGATGTGATTTTCAAGATGACGCTCTAATTCAGCTTTACAGGTATAGTAAATCTCTCCCCCAACTTAACTATCTAATAAGTTGTAAGAAAAAGTGGGGACTAGACTTCAGTTTGGACTATATGGATATAGATTCGAACAAAATAATTGAAGTCATACATGTAGAACATGACACAGACAACTACGAAGAATTTTTAGAAATGAAGTATAAATTTGAACGGTTTGTACTTTCAACAGATTGGAATCACGCCACAGACGTCTTGCTTAAAGAAAAAGATAAGTGGCTAGGCTTAAAGGGTATAGCACAGAACAATTGGAAAGCTAACTTTTTTGGTTACGATCAAGCAGAAATTACACTTAAGTCAATTTAAGGCTTGAAAAGCTTTAAAAAAATAAAGTGCAGGTTGCTAAAATAGGTCATCATATTTTTTATAGGTAAAAATGGAAATGAATAAATTCTTCGAGACAGCAGCTAATAGTACCATTAAATTCATTCAGCAATTTACATCAGAATCGTTTAATATTTGTACTATTCTCCTACTACATTTTGCCACGCTCCCTACCTTTATGGCATCCGTTACCTCAATAAGTGATCGTGTGCCTACAGTTGATATCTTTTTGTTTCTATTTGCAGGGCTTTTTGTAATGCTTATTAAGTCCATCGCACAAAAAGAGATCTTTAGTGTTGTTGTTAATTCCCTAGGCTTTTTTGTTCAAGTAGTATTGCTTTGTTTGGTAGTTTTTAAATGATAGACAATACATTTTTTACTGTAATTAAATCACCTACAGAGTTTCTTTTAGCAATAGACAAGATGTCAGCTGAAAAATGTATTAATCACTTAGACGCAGTAATTTTATACTGCGAAGAAAATAATATTGAAATAGAAACTGCCGCATCTCTTATTAAAGGCAGTTCTAAGCTTAAAGCAAAAATACAAGATAATGCTGAAGAGTTAAATTTTTTACCTAAATCAAGGAAGCTTCCTATATGAGTACTTTGCCAAGTCACCTAGGGGGCCATGAAAATGAAACCCACATAGACCAAGGTGCAATTCGTTATTTGATTGACTCCCTAGAAATTAAATCTGTTGTAGATATTGGGTGCGGCCCTGGTGGTATGATTAAATGCTGTTTAAATGAGGGTATTGAAGATGTTATAGGTATCGATGGTGATTTTACTATTAAGTACCCAGAAGTAGTTGCATCTAGAATAGCTATTCATGATTTTACCACGGGACCTTACAAGCTTGACAAGACTTATGATCTAGCCTGGTCTGTAGAGTTTGTAGAGCATGTAAGAGAGCAATACATGCAAAATTTTATTGATGTATTTAAACAATGCAAGTATGTTCTTATGACGCATGCGCTACCCAATCAACCAGGTCACCATCATGTTAATTGTCAGCACGCAGATTATTGGTTAAATGTAATGGAGAAAAATGGATTCGAATCTATGCCCTATACCTTGCAAAATTTACGCGCTGTGTCTACAATGAATGAACGATATATTAGACAGCAAAGCTTGTTTTTTAAGAATGGACGCATTTGAAGCATATAAGGTTTATATTGCATTAAAAAGCCATTTTACAACCAAATACTATGATTACTTTAAATACAATGGAAGAACAAGAGCATCCCGTAAAACATTTGAAAAACGAGCTGACAAATACTTCTTTCATAAGCTTTCAAAGCGCAAAGACATTGTCGAGTTTCTCGTTTCCAACTTTGTTTATAACGGAGACGGATGGGTCGGAGATCTCGTTCAAAACAATGAATCTGAAAAATGCTATAGACAGTTTTTACGCACCAGAGAATCATTATCGTATGTTTTTAAGGAAGAGTTAGATAAACTTAAAGATGAATTTAACGATAATTTTGTTGTTGGAAACGGACAGCATCCATATGCATTAAAGCTCTATCTACGAAAAGATATTAGCATAGAGACATTAATCATACTAGATGACTTAGTGGGTTGTTTCAGGCAGTGGAATAAAAAAATTGAAGAAAATATATTATGGCCTCAGATATACTTAAAGTGTCACAAATATAAGCAATTCTTTGAGTATGATAGAAGTAAAATGAAGCAAATAGTAATTAATCGTTTTTTATCCAATAATACAACGTAATACATCGCTAATATGGAGAAAAATATGGCAATAGATTTTGGTCAACTTAAGAAGTCCCGTCAAAATCAATTTGATAAGCTTAATACAGAGCTTAACAAGCTTAATGATGCTACCCAAGGTCGCTCGGATGATGATCGCTTTTGGAAGCCAGAGGTAGATAAAGCAGGCAACGGTTATGCTATTATTCGGTTTCTACCTGCCCCGGCTGGTGAAGATGTTCCGTTTGTACGTGTTTGGGACCACGGTTTCCAAGGCCCAGGGGGCTGGTATATTGAAAAATCTCTTACCACTCTTGGCAAGCCAGATCCTGTTACGGAATATAATATTCAATTGTGGAATTCTGGTATCGAGTCTAATAAAGACCAGGTACGTAAGCAAAAGCGTCGTCTAAGCTTTATTTCCAATATCTATATTGTAAAAGACCCTGCACGCTCTGATAATGAGGGCAAGGTCTTTCTTTTCAAGTACGGTAAGAAGATCTTTGACAAGCTTAACGAGGCTATGAACCCTCAGTTTGATGATGAAAAACCACTTAATCCTTTCGATCTTTGGGAGGGTGCTAACTTTAAGCTTAAAATTCGTAATGTAGAAGGGTATCGTAATTACGACAAGTCCGAATTTGAATCGGCAAGCCCTCTTTTTGATGATGACGAAGAACTTGAAAGTGTATGGAGAAAGGAGCACGGTCTTAAGACATTCCTCGATGTATCTAACTTTAAGTCATACGAAGAGCTAAAGGCTAAGCTTAACAAGGTTCTCACACTTGATGGCAGAATTACTAACGATACAGCAGAAAACGATACTCCTGGGGATACAGATAAAGAAGTTCAGCAACAACCTGTAACAAGGACAAAAGCAGCACCTGTAATAGAAGAAGATGATGATTCAATGGATTTCTTCAAACGTCTAGCTGAAGAAGACTAACAATACGACAAGTGTTTGGTATTGTTAGCTAATGAACCTCTATTAGCAATAGGTGAGGGAATTACATCAGCTTCTTTAGCATCCTGTTTTCCGATGTTTTGAGTTGAGTTAGTAGTTTGGTTTGTTATGATAGGGGCCGCGGCCGCAGTACTAGCCGCGGCTTCGTTTTGCATAGACATATCAGATATACTGGCGCCTTTGTTTCTGCGTTCTGCTTCTAATCTTGCTTTTTCTTTAGGGGTTCTAAATTGTGAGAAGTTAAATCCCACTTCTTCACCTCCACCAGATGTCACTACTTTCTCTGCAGAAGTAGCGGCTTCTTTAGGTTTTGCTGTTTTAGCCATATCTGTACCGCTTACACCTGGTTTAGATTCAGAGGTTGCAGCAGTTTCTGTGCTTTCACCGGCGCCTTCAGACATGAATGCTGTAAAGTATTTTTCTCTTTCTTCTAATCCATTATAACCACCATTAACAACTTTAGTTACTGCTCGAGTATCATTCCAATCTTTAATTCTTTTTGCATTGTAAGGTTGCTTAAAGAACCACAAAGCACTTTCAGCAGCAAACTTAGGATCACCTAGTTTTTCTGGTTCGCTCACAAAATCAGTGCCTAGATCTTTTGATATTGAGGCATAATTGGATCTACCGGTAATTTGAAGAAACCCTCTTCCTTTGTAGCGTGGGCCATCCCCTGGCTGGACGTTGCCGAGATCTTTTCGACCTTCATAGGCTTTCCCGCTAGCTAATTCTTCCGTATACTTGAAACCGCCTGATTCATGTGCTGTTTGTGCTAAGATTTGAGCTCTTGCTACAGGATTAGTAATTCCTTCTTTGTCCATAGCAGCATTCATTGCATTTACACCGGCCTTAAATCCTGGGCCCTTTTTAGATAAACTTATACCTGCGCCACTACTTTCCTGCTGGCCGGAGGCTTTGCTCGAGGTTTTTCCAGGTAAATCTACTGAGCCTACTGTTGGCTTTGTTGCAGTCTCGGTAGTTGAAGCTCCTGGAGCAGCAGTACTAGAGCTTGGGGCTGCAGTTCCTTGAGTACCTTCCATTCCTTTTGGCATTGCAGCTGCCTCAGGCCTTGGTGTTCCTCCTCCCGCAGAGGGGGTTTTTGAGGCAGACACCCCGGGCTTTTCTTCTAGTTCAGCTTCAGGAGCTTTGCCTTCAGTAACTTCTTTTTCAACAGTCTTTTCGTCAGTTTTTTTTATTACTTCTACTTTTTCTTCAGACTCTTCTTTTTCTTCAGACTCTGTTTCATCTTCTTCTTCAGACTCTTTTTCATCTTCATTTTTTACTAGAGCTTGACCCACTTTTAATGTGCCATATCCAACGGCTGCTGCTACAGCCAGCTTACCTGCCCTGCTCATTCGACCCACACTTTTTATAAGCTTTATAGTAGTAGTTATTGCATCCGCAATGCTTTTAATAAACTTAACACCAAAGTATGTTGCTATACCTACACCCAACACCTTTAGTGATGTAGATGCGCTTTTTAAGCCTCCGGTCGAATCATCAACACCTTCAGTAAACCCTTTAAGAATAGATTTAATTCGTTTTTTTAAGTCTTCAGGTAATAGCGTATATACTATGCCTGCTACTGCGGCGAGAACCGCGGGATTCATAAAAAGGTTTTTAAGCAAGCTAAAGAAACTAGGCCCTTCTTTTTCCTCTTTATCTTTTGTTGTCATAGCTAGTGGTTGTTTTTTTTCCGCGGAGGTTTCTTCTTCTTGATACTTCGAATTATTTTTTTCAGAAGAGAAATTTAATAGAGTTTCATTAATATTTTTAAAAATTATGTTCAACGAGCTAAGAGAGTTATTACTATCTTCTAGATAAGTAGATATCTTTTCAATATCAAGACTTGATAAATCGCTGCCCGTGTCTTTGCTCTGAGTAGGAGCTTTTTCATCTTCCGCTAAGCTCTGGTCGCCAACTAGATCTTCTTTAGAAGAAATACCAAGAGTTCCTTTTGCCTTTAAGATTTTCTTTAATAGTGCGGGCGTGGTTACAGCGGCGACCGGGCTGGGCGGTAACGGTGCGACCGGTATCTCTTTTTCCATATCTTAAAATCCTACTGAGTCAGAAAAAACTACAGATGAATTCCTATTTCTTGGTTTTTCAGAAGGAATAATAGTATTGTTTTTTAAATTATTAATCGTAATTTGATTGCCCGGTCTAGAAATAATCTTTTTTTCTATTTCTATATCTTGAGAGCCGTTTAATGCAGTTTCACCTGATAGACTCGATGATTCCATAGCAGTGCTGTTAACAGCCGCTCCGGCTGCTGATTTACTGCTAGCAGTAGAATCTAATGACCCTGCAGACTCAGTTCCAGTGGATGGTTGTTGCGGTGTGGCAGACTTTGGTGTTGCGGCTGCTGGTTGTTGCGGTGTGGTAGGCTCTGGTGTTGCTGCTGTTGGTTGTGTGGTAGTTGCATTAGGTTTTTCCGTCGTTTTTTCTTCAGGTTTGCCTATAAAATCGATTATTTTATTTGCAACCCATTCTGGTATAATATTCTTGGATTTAAGATTGTTCACACCCTGGATAATTAATCTTTTTACCGTATTAAGATCAAAAAAGCCAAAGGTTATAGACTTTATAAAATTATTTGCAAACATCTTTACTAATTTCTCCGCAGTACCCTCACCAGCTTTCTTTGGATCTTCATTAGTAAAGTAGTCTATTAAGGTATTAATACCAGCATCAACTGCACCGCCAAGCAGATACCCTATGCCTGTTAATGCAAGGCCGGTTTTTATAACCCTTACTACCTTAAGCAAGTTTTTAAGGCCCCCAAACACTAACTGTTTAAATTTAATTGCTATATTTTTAAACTGTACTAATTCTTTTACTTTAGTAAATGTTTTAGTACCATAGTCCTTTAAGAGAGTAATCTTGCCCTTAAGATTAGTAATGTTGCTCTTTAACACATTCTTTATATTTTTAATATTTTTTATATTCTTCTTAAGAACTTGACTAAGCTTTACACTTTTATTGTATTGAATGCCTTTTCTTTTTAATCTTCTTTTTAACTTTTCATTTCTTTTCTTAAGTTTTTCTTTCTCTAAATCAATCTCATTGCCTGGGGCAATTGCCCTTGGTTTATCTAGACTGGGTTCGCTGCCCTGTTTTATCTGTGATAAGATACCGGTAAGTTCAGCAAGCTTCTTTATACTAACAAATGCATCATACAGCCTTTTAAAAAGCTTGATACCAAAGTATACTTTAAGTATATCTAAAAGATTTCTAGTTATAAATCTTAACGCTTTAAGCGCAGGCATAGCTAAACTTATACTATCTAAAAACCCGTGAAAAAATCCCGTAACTATAGCTTTTATTTTATCATTAAATAAAAGCGGAAGAACTGCTGCAAACTTTAAGATATCAAATCCTGTTTTTTTAAGTTTTTGTTTTTCCTGTACTATAAGAGATTCTTTATCAATAGATTCCGCTTCTTGCACTGCCTGTTCTTGCATTGCCTGTCTAGGAATAAATAACGCTTTTATTTTATCCTCTAGTATTAAAGCTGTTTTTACTAACTCTGCTGTAACCGACTTATTTTCTTCAGTAGTGCTTAGAAGCTTTGTAAGCGAGTTGACAAATTCTTTAAGAGGAAATTTTCTAGTAAAGCGCCCGGTCTTAGTACTTCTAAAACTTCCTGTTTTTAGATCTAATGTTTCGTCTGTACTAGGTAAAAAAGGCAGCGCCATTTAAGTGCTTAACCTCTTCTTTTCTTTTTCTAAGTAATCTAAAAGCATATCTGTGTAGAGATCCCTTTCGAACGGTATCATTTCCTCTATTTCGCTTATAGACCATTTATGATGCTGAGCCAGACTAAAATTAAGTAAATAATAATTAGTTATAGTATTATGGCTCAGCCCAACGTAAAAAAATCATTTAATGTAGTAAGAGGTATTACTTTTTCCTTTCCTAGACTATTTGTATATTTAACTTCATAAAAAATCTTAGGCATGGTAGTAAAGAAATCTTGAATCCTTTCAAATGACTTTAAATCTAAGTTAGATACAAATTCCATTACTTCTTCTTCGCTGTAATCTTTAGTATTATACACCCCATTCTCATCGTAAATACTTTCAATACATTTACCAATTACCTTGAATATAACTTCAGATTGTTCGCTTTCATCAGCTTCTAGCAAACTAGTTTCTGTTCCCGGGTACTTTAAAATTAGCCCTGTGGTAGAATTTATCTCGACCTTGTTAGTATGGCCTTCGGTTCTTTGAATCTCAACAGCGTCTAAATCTACTTCAACTTTATATTTTTTATTGTCTTCTAAATCCCTGTAAGTTAGTTCAATAACGTTGCCTACAGACTTGCTACGCAACTTTAAGAAAAGATACTCTAGATCAAACGATGCAAGATCGTCGACGTTAATATCACTATTAACAATGCAATTATTAATCACTTGTTTTACCGAATTAATAATTTCTGATGGCTCTTGTCCTGATTGAGCCATCAGAAGTATTTTTTCTTCTTTTACTAAGAATGGGCGATATTTTACTGTCTTATTATTAGACGGTAGAGTTAACTCAAATAAAGGTACTGATAGTTTTGGTAAAGCCATTATAATCTCCTAAAAAAGTCCACTAAGCCCGATTAATCCACCTGATGCTATCTTAGCATTATTAACCAAATTAATTATATCAGCAATTCCGGTTGGCTTTCTTAACGACGCCAGCGTTTGCACGGCGCTACCTACTTGAAGAAGTTTTTGCAGCGTTGATATATTATTGCCTGGATTTTGCAATGCAGAATTTATATTTATTTTATCAAGTTTCCAGTTCATAAATGTAAATACAGCCGGTATTCTCATAAAGGTATCATTTTCTGCCCAAGAAAGCTGTACCTCTCCTAAAAATATCGGATAAGCCTGTATTAATTTACACACTATTATTTCTTGATCCACCTCGTTAACACATGTTATAGTAATGTCAACCGCATAATTTTCTTTGTATTCAAGCTCGTATGAATTTAAACCGTTATAGCCAGTCTTTGGGGAGTTTCCAGGGAGATCATCATATTTAATTATACCATTCATCCAGGTATAGAAATGGTTATATACCTTGCCAGTATTATCCCCTATAAAGCTAAGTGTTTGATCAACAAAAATAGCTGAGTATGGCTTCTTTTCCATAGGGCCTACACCATACCTTCTTATGTCTGATGTTGCTAGCTGTACACCAGGTAGAGAGGCTGATTCGCATAGTAAACTTAATGTTGAATCAGTAAGAGTTGTACCGCCTTGAGAGACACTTGAGCTTCCCATCATAGTAGGGAAAGGTATACTAACGTAGAATAGGTTTGTCCTTGCAATACCGCCAAGTCTATATAATGAAGACCTTAACCCTTCTATGTTTCTTCTACTGTTGCTAGGAGTATTTGTACCTTTTATAAATATCCCTAATGAGTCTATCAAAGAAGGAGGAAGCACACCCTTAAGGGCATCCGCTGCACCTACTATATCTCGACCCTTGGAAATAGCGCCGTTAATTGAATCTGAAATTGACATTACTAGGATTCTCGTATAATTTTTTGACTATCTTTATATACAGTATTAACAGATGCTCCAACAAATTTTTGAATTGGTAAGAATAGCGCTACGTTCCACTCTTCAGGTTTAATGTATATAAATCTGGACCTAACATGCTTATTTAGATAGTGCTTTATGCAGGGCTTATAATATTTAAACCTAGAAGCACTAGATAAAATCTTATAAGACATTTTCAAGCGCGTTGTTTCATCCATTTTATTATTATTGATTAATGGGTATAGGTTGTCTAATAGAATAGCTCTATACTGAAGCGGAATGTAATGAAAATTGAGACCTAAGAACCCTTCGCTTGTCTTTTCAAACGGAAATACTATAGGGTACATGTCATAATAAGGTAGTTTGCCTTTAGTTTTAGGGTCGTACTGATAAAGGTAGCATCTACCTGGAAGCACCTTGTTTCTATACCTATCTCTAGATTGCATAATCACTAGCGACGCTTTTGCCGATGTTTTAGCAGATGTATCTCTTAACCACTTTTTTGCCAAGGCCTCTTTTGTACTTAAAGCACTTCTAGAAGATGCGTCTGAAAGAATCTTACTAAAAACTGAGCTCATTTTACACCAAGCTCATTTTCTGTCATCACCTTGAACTCCCAATTTCTGTCCTTGCAGTACTCTATAGCTGCCTTCCATTTAGCAGCATTAACACCGTAAGTGGCAACTTCTTTTAGATATCGTTTTGTTACTTTTGATTGCACTTTTGGTTCCACTATCTGAGCTTTAGGTTTTATTTCAATGACTAGAGTTTCTTGTTTGCCATCAGGTGTGATTTTTTTTATAAAAAAGTCAGGATAATATTTGTGTATTTTGCCATCTAATGGAGATCTATAAGGAATACTAAATTCTTCACTAGCCCATGATATTATCTGTGGGTGCGAGTCTAAATACCTCATAAATTTTAATTCCCATAGACTTCTATAAATTATGTTTGAGGGGTTGCCTAAGTACTTATCAGGGGTTCTCGGTTTAAAATATCCTTTATAGCTCATCTATATATGGCCTTCGACTTTAATAATTTTTCTAATAAAACCACTATAGACCAACAATCATCCGTTACTTATAATGGAGATGGAGGAAAAACAACATATTTTGGACCTTCAGGCTCAGGTACATCTACAGGTCTGTCTAGTGTGTTTAATAATTTAGCTTCGAAGCTAGGCATATTTGGGGGTCTTTCAAAGATAGGATCAGTTTCTGGGGCTTTTAAGGGATATGGGGCTGGAATAGTCCCGCAACTTACAGATAATTTAGGCTTAGCGTCACCAGTAACATCAAGCCCCCCTGAAAACGTGTCAAGTCAAACTCAATCGCCTGGTATACTTCAATACCCAAAAGATTTAGGCAAGTATTTTATTAGCTTTACTTTTAGCGAAAGATTTCAATCTAATCCCATAGCTCCAAGAAGACTAATACCTAAGGTTACCATAACACTACCCATACCTGCAAATCTTCAAGAATCATTTCAAATGACGTTTTCTGATAAACAACTCGGTATGTTAGGTGTGCTTGAAGAAGCTGGTTTAATGAATCAAGACACTTTGAACAAGCTAGTAAACGGTTCAAACAAACAAGCGGAAGGAGCAGCACAAGATATTGGCAAGAAGTTAGGTGGTATAGTAACAGCAGGTGGTGGTGCATCTGCGGGGCTATATGCGGTAAGACAAGCGTCGAGTGCTCTAGGGTTAGAAACTGCAGGAGCAGCTATTGATAGAGTAACTGGCACAGTACTAAACCCATATCAAGAACTGCAATTTGAAGGAGTTTCACTAAGAGAACATTCGTTTAGTTATACCTTTTCACCCAACTCTAAAAGCGAAGCAGAGAATTTAAAGAAAATTATTAGAACATTTAAAGAGAGAATGCACCCGGAACTAAATGGTTTATTAATGGAATTTCCTAATCAATGCAGTATTAAACTATCTGCTCCCTTCTCAGATGAATCATATTATTTTGTTCAGGATAGCTACCTTAAAAATATGTCCGTAAATTATGCACCCTCGAACACACCAGCCTTCTTTAAAGGAGGTGAGCACCCCGTTGAAATTAGCATTAGCCTCAGTTTTGGAGAAATCAAACCTCTTTCAAGAAATACCTTTACTAAATTAGCTAATAGAGGTACTGAAGGCATTAGAAAAGAAGCAGGTAAATTTTAATGAATAATCTTTTTGAAAAATTTCCCGTCATAAACTATGCTAATAATATAAGCATTAATTTGCTTACTAAAGTTAGGTTTAATGATTCCGCTTTTAACAATTCTTCTTTATTTTATCCATACACTATAAAAGAGGCAGAAAGACCTGAGCATGTAGCCCTGAATTACTACGACGATGCGCGCTATGTCTGGATTGTATATTTGTGTAACAAGACTGTTGATCCGTATTATGAGTGGCCCCTCGACTCTTTATCATTTGACCAATTTATTACAAACAAGTACAGTTCGACAGCAAATGCTATGAGTACCACTGCCTTCTATAGAGTTTCATATAAAGACGATGATAGAATGCTTTCACCGTCCCAACATTCGGATATAAGTCAATACCCCGCTGCTGTTAAGAAATACTGGAGACCCGAAGTTAATGAGCAAGGATCAACTTTATACTTCGTAAGAAAGGAGCTTGATTGGGCAGTTGAAACAAATAAAGTAATAAATCTCGAAGTAAATAATAGTAGGTCATTTGTTATAGGTGAGCGAGTAGTTCAAAGCAATACCTCAGGCACCTCAGCAAAAGGCATAGTAAAAGCTGTATCTGATTCATTCATTGTTATCAATAACATTGAAGGGCAGTTCTTTAATACTAATAGTACCATTACTGCTATTAATGGTATTACAAGCAAAACTGGCTCAAATGTTTCCAATGTATATTACATTGCTAATACTATAAGTGATGTTGAAGCTAGCTATTGGGAGCCAGTAAGCTTTTACACATACGAAGACGAAGTCAATAATAGTAGAAAGTTTATAAGACTCATCGATAA